GGATCCAGTAGTTCCAACTGCACCTGCTCCACCGCCACCACCTGCTCCATATTGTGGCTCAGCTTCGGTTCCTGCACCACCAGCATAACCTTGACCAGTAGTTGGTGAACCACCAGTTCCACCACCAGCATAAGTTGCACCGCCACCGCCAGAACCACCTGTTAAACCATTTCTATTTGTGTTTGCTGGGCCAGAACCACCACCACCACCACCTTTTACTAATGTAAGAGATGCAAATTGAGAGTCATTACCATTTGAACCGGGGCCAGTTGATCCTGCTGCTCCACCAGATCCAACAGTTATTGTGTAATTTTGAGCAGTTAAAGATTGAGAAGTAAATGCTAATAATCCACCAGCTCCACCTCCACCGCCACGACCTGTACTAGAACCGTTAAACCCACCGCCTCCACCACCTGCAACAACTAATATGTCAGCAGTTAATGATTGTGTAGGTGCAAAGGGAGATTGTGCTGATGAAGTAAATGCATGATACCAATATGTACCATCAGTTGTAATTGTTCCACCAGTTGCTTTAGCACCTGATGTACTTGTGTTTGTATAAAAAATTCCTGATCCACTAAATGTATGAATTGTATTTCCACCTGATGTAGTAACTATTCCACCAAATGCTTTTTGTGTAGTGCCTGAATATCTGGCTATAACAATTCCTGAGCCACCTGCACCACCAGCAATCCAATATCCACCACCACCTCCGCCGCCAGTATTTACGGCACCTGATGATCCTAATGTTGAATTAGCAGCTCCTTGACCTGCTCCTCCTCCACCTGCACCACCAGCACTAGCTGTAGTAGAACCTGCTCCGCCTCCACCACCGCCACGAGTAACAGATGTTCCAGTTATTGAAGATGCAACACCTGCTCCGCCTGAGCCGCCGGCACCAGTACCAGTTGCATTATTTCCAACTGCACCTGCACCTCCACCGCCACCTGTAGCACTACTAATACTTGCGTAGTTTCCACCAGCATAACCTTCAACTGGAGAATAACCGCCTAGATTTCCAGCACCGCCAGTATTGCCAGGATCATTACCACCACCGCCACCAGAACCACCAGCTTGCCCTACGCCGCCACCCCGACCACCACCAGTTGAAGTAATACTTGAAAACACCGAGTTAGAACCATTAGCACCGTTAGCACCACCTGCTCCAACAGTAACTGTGTAAGAAGTATTAACTGCTAAAGTAAGAGGGGATCCACCAATAGAAGTTCTGTATCCACCTGCACCGCCACCACCATTGCTTGACCCACCACCGCCTGCAATAACAAGGTAATCAACAATTCCATCCCAAACAGGTGCAAAGGTTTTCATACCGCCCAAGCCTCTGGCTGAGCCTCCTGCTAATGTACTGATAAGTGGCATTATTAAATCTCCTTATTAGGCAAACTTGGTTTGTGTTTCAAGAACTGTAAATGTTGCAGATGCTGTCTTAATAATTGTAAATGAATATGCATCGATAGACGATGCGTTACCAGCCGTGATTGCTGCTGGAACCTTTGGGGTTACAGTAGTTCCATCGATCTGGATAACATTGGGATAGTAAGCAGTAGTTCCATTAGTGTTTAACCATACTACAGTAATAGAATCACCAACGGCTAAAGCTGTATTAAGAGATACGCTAGAACTGTATCGAATGTTAAGCGTATGGTTTGCTGTGGCATTAGATGTGTAATACCAGATAGAACCAGAAGAAACATTTAGGTTAATTGTTCCTGTTGCAGCAGATGCTACAACATTCACAGTTTCTTCTAATCCTTTAACTACTGTATCTGTAAGAGTTCCGTTTGCTGCACGAGCAAGTGGAACTCCACCTGCTGTAGATCCATCATGGACTACTACTACCTTCTTATCGGTATCTACTGTCAATTCGCCCAGTAGTCCTGTAAAGGATGCGTGTTGTGCCGTAGTTCCTCTACGGCGTTGGAATGCGAATGGCATTAGATCGTTCCCCAATCTGCTAAGGAAGCCCAAGAAGCGGCTGTTCCGTTTGTTGTTAAGAAATATCCTGAATTCCCTGTTTGAGAAGGAATATAGGAAGCTGCTGTGGTTGCACTATTAGCCGCCGAGGTGGCTGAAGTGGCCGCAGAAGATGCTGATGTTGCTGCACTTGTTGCTGATGTTGCAGCAGCACTCTGAGATGTAAGTGCAGAGGATGCACTTGTTGATGCACTAGATGCAGAGGTGGCAGCGGCAGTAGCTGATGTGGCTGCTGAAGTTGCCGATGTTGCTGCACTTGTGGCAGAAGTTGCTGCCGAAGTTGCACTTGTTGTCGCAGAAGTCTGTGATGTAAGTGCAGAACTTGCAGAAGTAGAAGCACTAGAAGCACTTGTTGCTGCTGCTGTTGCACTTGTAGCAGCCGAAGATGCTGAAGTGGCGGCAGAGGTTGCACTTGTAGTTGCCGAAGTGGCAGATGTCAAAGCACTTGATGCCGATGTACTTGCACTAGATGCTGAGGTTGCAGCCGAAGTGGCCGAAGTAGATGCTGATGAAGCTGATGTAGCCGCTGCTGAAGCAGAGTTTGCTGCTGATGTAGCAACTGTAGATATATTGATATAGGTAGTTGATGTTGTATCAGATGTTGTTATGTCACCCATATCACGGACAAGACCTGCACCAGTAACATCAATCAAAGATGAATAGGTTGTTGCTGCTGAACTTGCAGAGGTAGCAGCAGATGAAGCACTTGTTGCCGCTGATGTAGCAGATGTCAAAGCAGAGGATGCAGAAGTTGCAGCCGAGGTTGCTGAGGTTGAAGCACTTGTTGCCGAGGTTGCAGCAGCAGTTGCACTAGCAGCGGCTGATGTAGTCGATCCAAATAGAGTATCTACATAAGTTTTATTGACAGCATCTGTAGATGCAGTAGGTGTTCCAAGGGATGTAATTTTATTAGTACCCATTGATAAGGCACCGGTCATAGAATCGCCAGCCTTGGCAACTTTAGTTCCAATGGATGTAGCTACGGTAGTTGAGAATGATGCATCATTACCAAGAGCTGTTGCCAACTCATTAAGAGTATCAAGTGCTGCTGGAGCAGAAGCAACCACATTGGCTACTGCTGTATCTACATAAGATTTAGTTGCTGCATCTGTATTAGCAGATGGAGTTCCAAGACCTGTAATTTTGTAGGTTCCAGCAGCAAGATCAGAACCCAAAGTTCCGCTTGTAATTGTCTTAGATGTAAGGGTTGATGCAACTCCATCAAGAGTTACTGTGCCTGTGGCATTGGGAAGAGTGATTGTTCGATCTGCTGTTGGGTCTGTAACTGTAAGGGTAGTTTCAAAAGTATCATCGGTTGCACCTTCAAACTGAATGCCACCAGTTGCAATAACTGCACCGGAAATAATCTTATTTGTAAGTGTCTGTGAATCTGTAGTTCCAACAACATTGCCAGTTACACCATGAACACCTGCTGTTGTAGGTGTAGCGGCAGATCCAATGTGAGCAGAGAATTCGTTGAAGTCCTGACCGGAAACCACATGGCGAACCGTTGCTCCAGCAGAGTGAGCCACATTAGATGTGCTGTCTTCTCCACGAGTTACAGTAAGGGTGGTTCCACCACCTGATGCAGTTACCTTGATAAGTTCTTCTTTGTTGGTATCTGGATCGATAACCAAGGTGTAAGGATAGTTGCTTGGAAAACCTGTTACTAGGTCAAGCGTGATTGATTGAACAGTACTATCGATACCTGTTGATAGCGATGCCTGTTTTGCTGTTGAGGCGTAGTATCTTTTCTGGGCCATTGGTTACCTCGTATAGTGGAGTCGGGGTGGATAAAGATCTCGAAGGCCAGCAGCTTCTTGCTGTAGTCGTTGCTGGTATAGACCAAGGTAGAATCGTGCAACGGAAGTTCCGCCACCGATTGGCTTGGATTGATCCATCATGTCTGCTTCTACTGTCTGGTTTGGAATTCGTGCAGCATCTGAACCAACGATAAGTCGAGCAATAGCTCCATAGACAATTACATCGATAGTAGAAGATGGCAGACCAGTTACCGTCTCAAAAATGTCATTTTCAGATGACATAACAGATGGAGCCTTGGCATAGATAACCTGAACAGTTCTGCCCGGATCAATCATGTCAAAGATGTTGATGGTCTTGCCATTGGCAAATACTGTTGTGTTGGCAGTCTTGTCTGTGTCATACCTACGGACATTGAGCCATTCCTTGGTTGAGCCAATGGTCTGCCACTTGACATTGAGGACATAGTCCGCAGTAGCCGGAAGTGAGTAGGCAGTAACGGCTGAGTTAAAGCTAAAAGTGTGTGTTCCTACCCCAAAGAGTTCTGGATAGACAGCCTGAATTGTGTCGTTAATAGCCTGTTTAACCATGAAGCGTGGGTATTGAGGGGCTATGACCACCTTGGTCTCGTTGGCTGCTGTAGAGGCTGTAGTGCCTCTAAAACCCCTACCCCAAGGAGCAAGGTAAACCTGCTTGGTTAGGTTGTCTGTCCGATCTACATACATCAGTTCAGAGCCAACCTCGATGATGCCACGACCCATCTGGGCAGTCTCATTTACTACGAAGTCTGTGGCTGTGGTTGATGCAATTCCACCGGATTGGTTGATCCAAGTAGCAGTCTCTTGCTGGGCCCCATAACTTTGGATCTGCCCAAGGACTCGTTCTACTATTCCGCTAAATGTTGTTGTCATGAAGACCTTGCTCTCAGGGCTGCGGCAGCAGCCTTATCAGTAGTTCCACCAAGTTGATTGCAGACCCCACGAAGGTC